ATAGTAGAAGTATTTAAGTTTTGGTTATTGTGTAGAAAGTATGGTTGATATGACTAGAAAAGAGTATAGAGAAAAACAAGTATTTGATAATATGATTAAAACTAAATGTAGAATTATACAATTTGTTAAAGATTATACATTTCTTAAAAAGATAGATGAAGAAGAACATTTATAGATAGGGTGTGATAGTATGGAAGAACAATTAATATTTATAGAAGAATTATTAAAAGAAAATTTATACAACATTTGTAAAGACGAAGAACAAAGTCTTAAATATAATCAAGCATTTATAATATTAAAAGATATGAAAGTTAGAATAAAACAATTAAAAGAATACGAATATATGTATAAAGACTTATGTAAATAGATAGCAAGGACAAGTTATAAAGACAAACACATTACAAATAAGAAATATAAGTGTAATGGACAAGTTGAAAGTAAACTTTTATCTAGTTATAGAAATATAACGGTGGTGTAGAGATACACTTTTCTATATGTAGTGGTGGAATAGGATTGATTAGTCAGTCGTAGACACTTAAAAGTATAAGATTGATACTGCCCCAATAGGTAAAGTTACCAAATTCAATCGTGTATAGGTGAAAGTCCTATACCTACATATGCTATATTAAAAATAAGTTGGTGCCAATTACCGACCAACGGTTAAATAAGAGGTTGTTCACCTCAGCCAACACAATGGTGCTAGACACCACGAACTTATTAATATTGAGGATAATCGACCAAGATGTATTAATTTGTTTATAACCATTAATTTGGTCGTTGGGTATAGTGATATATACTGACAAACCCGATAGTGTTATGAGTATAAATAAAGACACTACCAGAAAACGGTTGATAGTAAACGTGTGTGTTAGGAACTATCCCCGCACGAGATGTTTTGTAATTTCAACACAGGGTTAAAGAGAAAAATTATACCTATTGATAGTATAGGTTAAGACTATCACCATAACCAGTAATAAAAGGAGAACATATGAAACAAGATTTTGATATGATCGTACATAAGTTCAACAAAGATATTAAAATAAAGCCCCTTAGTGATTTACATTGTGGCTCACAAGGGTTTATGAGTAAAGAGTGGGCTAAGTTTAAAGAAGAGTTACTCAATGATAAAGATATGTACGTTATAATAGCTGGAGATATGCTGGATAACACATTAAAGTCAAGTGTAGGTAATTCATATGAGAATACAATGAGACCAAGTGAGCAAAAGAAATGGCTGTCACAAGAGTTAAAAGATATAAAAGATAGGATATTATGTGTAGTACCGGGCAATCATGAACGTAGAAGTGAGAAAGATGCCGATGACAATCCACTGTATGATATTTGTTGCCTATTAGATATAGAAGATTTGTATAGACCTAACATGGCATTTGTAAAGATACAACTAGGTGAACGTAATAGCAATAGACAAACATATACATTTTGTGTATCACATGGAGCAAGTAAAAACAAAGTAGACAAGTTTAGTTATGCGATAGATGGACTTGATTTACTCGTGACGGGCCATACACATAAGGCCTCAAATGATTTTCCTGCAAAGATAGTAGTAGACAGTAAGAACAATAAGGTAAGTATAAAACCATATAAGACAATAGTAGCAACTTCATGGCAAGGATATATGGGATACCCAGTAAGAGAGATGATGTTACCAAGTTCGTTTGTAGCACAAGAGATAAAACTATATGTTAAAGAGAAGATAGTAGAAGTAAAGTCATGGTAAAGAGGGATAGATATGAAATATTGTAAAGAGTGTATATTTTTAAAAGATAATAAATGTAGTTTAAACTATAAAGAACACTGTGACCACTTTATTGACTTTGAAACGTGTATGCAAACTCAATGCAATGGTTGTAAGAATAAATTAGAATGTGATAGGGAGTAACTATGTATAGTAATCTAAAACGAATAGAAAAGATATTAAGTAGTTATGAATATTACAGAGTAGAGATAGAAGATAAAGGCAAAACATATTTGATAGGCAAAGACAAGAAAGAAGAGAAAGAACATAGTACAAATGCAGTAGGGTTTCAAATAAAGAGTAGAAATGCTTGTGAAATAGAAGATAAGAGGAAGTGATACAGTATGGCAAATAATGAGAACTTAAAGCCATTAAATAAAGTTTCAAAGAAAGTTCAAAGAGAAATACAAGAAAAAGGTAGAATAGCAAATGCAAAGAAACAAGCAGAGAGAAGAACACTAAAAGAAGAGTTATTACTGTTATTAAAAGATAATGATGTTCAAAAGAAAATGAGTGTTGCTATCATACAAAAAGCTTGTGAGGGTGATGTAAGAGCATGGCAAGCAATAGAGGCAAGTGTAGGAGAGAAACCTACTGACAAGATAGACAATACAGTAAGTAATAAAGATGATAAACCTTTCAACTTTAACTTAACAAATATAACTACAGCAGATTTAAAAGAATTGCTTAAAAAGGAATAAGATTGCGCATAACTTTATTTTTGTGCAATCCATAAAAACACATATAAACGTTGGTACAAAAGCACTTACAAGGTATTTATACTATAATTTATAAAAAGTTTTCACAGAAATGGGTAAAAACACTTAAAATTGAGTGTAAAAAGTAAAACAAATGTTTATAAATGGTAAAAATAGGAATTGCATTAAATCAACGTTTAGGCAACTATATTCACCGTGCTAATACAAAGGAATTGATAGAATGAATGTTAGAGAAGAAATACAAAGAGAACTAGCAAAAAGAGACCACGAGTATTATGTAGAAAACTTTGTTAAAATAGAAGATAGGGATAGTGATATATTAGCTGTTCCTTTTTTATTGTGGGAAGGTCAAAAGAGAGCATTAAAGGACTTCGTGTATGAAAGGCTTAACATAGTATTAAAAGCCCGTCAATTAGGGTTTACGTGGCTCTCATTAGCATATGGAAGTCATGAACTAATATATAATAAAGGTTATCAAATAGTAGCACTTAGTAAAAAAGATGATGATGCAAAAGAACTAGTGAGAAGATTAACATTCATACTACGTTATATGCCGGATTGGTTAATACGTGAAGATACTAAAGAAAATAAATCGTGGTATGGTATGAAGTGGAGTTCTACAACATCAAGTGTAACAATAATACATTTAGATGGTGAGAATAGTATATTTAATTCATTTAGTGCAGCACCAGACTCAGGACGTTCATTTACTGCTAATTTAGTAATAATAGATGAGTGGGCATTCCAACAATGGGCACGTGAGATATGGGCAGCAGCATATCCTACAATTAATAGACCAACAGGCGGTAAAGTTATAGGAATAAGCACAGCAAAGAGAATGACACTATTTGAAGAGATATGGAAGAAATCAAAAGCAAAGATTAACACATTCAATACTATATTTTTAAATTGGAGAACAGACCCGCGTAGGGACGACAAATGGTACGAACAGACAAAGCAAGACTTAGGAGAGTTAAAGACTAAACAAGAATATCCTAATACACCAGAAGAGGCATTTGAAGCTTCTGAAGGTGTAGCATTTCCTGAATTTAGTTATGATGTACATATAGTTAAACCTTTCGAGATACCAAATCATTGGAAGAAATGGAAGAGTGTTGATAATGGTTATACCGACCCATTTGCATGGTATTGGTATGCAGTTAGTGAGCAAGGACAAGTATACGTATATAGAGAGTATACAAGGAACGTAGAAGACCCTAAAGTAATATATACAGAACAAGCTAAAAGAGCAGTAGAATTAACTAAAGAGATTAACTTCAACTATACAGTAGCAGGTCACGATGCTTGGGCAGGACACGTAAGAGATATATCAAATAAAACATTAATAGATTACTACAATGAGGGCGGTATATATGACTTCGTTAAAGCAAATACAGACAGAGCATTAAGAAAATCTACAATACATCAGTATTTAAAACCGTATTATGATGAAGTAACAGATAAATGGACTGCTAAAGTACAAATATTTGATACGTGTACTAAATTGATTGAAACGTTACCACAACTACTATGTGATGATAGAGATAATGAGAAAGTAGCAGAATGTAAAATAGATCACTGGTTTGATAGTTTTGGTTATGGACTAATAAGTGCACATATATTAGTAAGTAAGTCAGAAGACAATGACGATAAAAGAGCAGTAAAAGAATATTGGGTACAAAAGGAACGTGAAGAAATAAGTTATGAGTCGCCTGATAGCGAGTATTTAGAATGGTAGGAGGTAATTGAATGATAGTTATATGTCCCGAATGTATTAAGCCAATGAAGAAATCAGTTAAACCGATATTTATTGAAGATAAGAAAGAAGATAAGACTACATCTGCAATAGTTACAGTAACACATTTTAGATGTAAGTGTGGATATGTACACTTAACAGATAAACAGTCTATAAAAGCATTGAAAGTATTGTATCAATAGGAGGTATATATGATTATATTAATTAGTTTATTATCAGTCAGTTTGATTGGTAATTTTTTATTGCTCTTTAAACCTAAATTCATTGAATTTGATTCTAAAAGAAAAGCAAAAACAGAACGTGAAAAAAGAGACAACGATTTAAGGATAGAACGCGAAGAGCTTAAAGATATGTTTAATTATAATGAGAAAACTGCAAGGGGTGTGAAATAATGGCTGATGTAAAGGAATGGAAACTATACGAGCAAGGTAAAGACTACAACAATAATTTAATAGGAGAAGCAAGTTACTATGAGAATATAGACACTAACGTAGCATTTTACAATGGAGATCAATGGAGAAACTCAAAAGGTAAGAATCTACCTAAACCAGTATTCAACATCATACGTAAAGCAATCAACTATTTTGTATCAGTTATAGCAACATCTAACATAGGTGTATCACTAGAACAATTGAGTATGAATGATATAGACGATGGAAAAGATGGCGAGTTAAAACTAACAGAGATAGTAAATGCAGAGATAGATAACTTACTTGAAAAGTTTGGTATGGAATATCTGCAAAGGGAAGCATTAACAGATGCAGCAGTTATGGGTGACATAGCATCACATTTATACTTTGACATGTCTAAAAAGCCTTATAGAGGCTTAAACGATAATATAAAAGGCGAGATGTGTTTAGAATTAGTTGATGGTTGCAACGTTATGTTTGGAAATGCAAATACAACAGATATAGAAAGTCAACCTTACATTATAGTAATAGGTAGAGCACCAATCAAACAACTGCAAAAAGAAAAAGACAGTATTAAAGCAAATACAAATAAAGATAAATTAGAACAAGACAATGACTTCAACTTTCAAGCTGGAGATAATGGCAAGATAGAAGTATCCGATGCAGACAATGGCAAAGCACTATATATTATAGTGTATGAAAGAACAGATAAAGGCACTATTAAAGCAACCAAATGTACACAATCAAGTTATATATACCAAGATATAGATATGGGTTATGAAAGATATCCTATTTCGTGGTTAGTTTGGGAAAAACAAAAGAACCAGTATCACGGAAGAGCAGTAGCAACAGGTATGATACCTAATCAAATAGCTATCAATAAAACATTTGCTATGCACATATACAACTTAATGAGAACAGCATTTCCAACACTATTATACGATAAAAATAAAATCAATGGTTTCAGTAATGAGATAGGAGCACAAATTGGTATAGATAAAGTAGCAGGTGAAAGTCTAGGCAATATAGCAACATATTTGCAAGGAACAAATGCAAGTTCACAATCTATTGAATTAGTAAATCAAATTACAACATTCACTAAAGAGTGTTTAGGTATTAACGATGCACTATTAGGTAATATAAACCCTGATAATACATCAGCAATAAAGGTAGTACAAAAAGCAAGCACTGCTCCGCTAGAGAATGTTAAATCTAATCTATATCATTGGATAGAGGGAATAGTTTCAGGTATGCTTGAGATAATGAGTGTTAACTATGGAGTTAGACCAGTTGTTACTAAAGTTAAAGATGCTACAGGCAAAGAGATTAAAAAGGTTGTTATGTTTGACTTTGAAAAACTAAAGAATATATATATGACATCTAAAATAGATGTAGGACAATCAAGTTACTTTAGTGATGATGCAATAGCAACTGAATTAGGTAATATGTTTGATAGAAAGATAATTAACGCAGTACAACTATTAGAGAGAATGCCGAGCACTATACCAGATAAACAAGGACTAATTGATGAGTTAAAAGGCGATATTATTGGACAAGTTCCAGAAGGTACATCACAAGACCCAACACAAGTTCTACAAACAGGTGTTACGGAAGAAGAAGCAAATACTATGGCACAATATGTTGATGCACTACCACAAGAGATACAAGCGGAGCTTAAAGCATTGCCAGATAGCAAGTTTGAAAGTGTGGTAAAGCAAATGATGATGCAAGATAAATAAATTGATTAGTACATTAGAAATAGTGTGCTTTTTATATGTCTTTTATAGCTTAGACATTAAAGAAAACTAAATTTATTAGTGACCTACCATAGTCACAGAGGAGATTAAAAATGGAAGATGATAACTTATTTGAGGAAATGGCTACACCAGAAGCCGACGTTAAAGAAGTTGAAACACAAGAAGTAGCAGGACAAGAGGAAGTTGTAAGCACAACTGATACACCAATCGTTGCAGAAACACCTAAATTCAAGTTCAAAACAAAAGTAAACCACGAGGAACTAGAAAAAGAGTATGAAGAGACTGAAATTGTTGAAGCGCTTCAAAAGAAAGCGAACTATGACAAAATAGTTCAAAAGAATACTGAATTAGACACAGATGTAAAGTGGTTGTTAAAACGCGCTAAACAATCAGGATACACAGACCTTAAAGAGTACAAACAAGCGGTAGAACAAAGTGATATACAGATTGCAGTTCAAAAGTTAATGGAAGAAAATGAAGGTATATCAGTAGAAGTTGCAGCAGAAGTTGTAAAAGCAAGAATGCCTAAGGAAGTTGAAGAACCAGTAAAAGAAGATAATTCAGCAGAATATGATAAGTTTTTAAGTAAGTTTCCTAACATTGATGTAAACAGTATACCAAAAGAGGTGTTTATTAATGCACAAAAGGACAAGCTTACATTAACAGAGTCATATTTGAATTATCAGCTAGAAGAAGTTAAAAGAACACAGTCAATAGTAAAAAAGGAAGCCGAAAATACGGCTAAAGCACCAATAAAAGGAACATCACTTACAGCAACACAAGAAATTGCTAAAAAAGATGATTTCTTATCGGGCTTTGATGAATAGAAAGAGGTAATTAATATGGCTATAAATTTAGCAGTAAAATATTCAAGTAAAATAGCAGAGGCATTTACAGTAGGATCATTAACAGATATAGGCGGAAATAAAGACTATGAATTTTCAGGAGTTACAACAGTAACAGTTTATTCATTAACAACTCAAGCATTAGTAGATTACACTAAAACAGGTACAGCTAGATATGGTACAGCTACAGAACTTGCAGATACTAAACAAGATTTAACAATGACTAAAGATAGAAGTTTTACAATTACAATAGATGCAGGAAACAATGATGACCAAATGAATGTAAAGCAATCAGGTAAAGTTTTAAAGTTACAAATAAATGAACAAATAATTCCAGAAATAGATACATATAGATTAGGAGTAATGTCAGCAGCTGCTATAACAGCAACAGGAACAGCTACAACTGCAGTTACAGCTTCTAATGCTTATTTAATGTTACTTAATGCAGGAGCATACATGGATAATGGTAAAGTTCCAGCAACTGGAAGAATAGCATTTGTTACACCAACTTACTACAATTTCATAAAACAAGATAGTTCATTTGTAAAAGCTTGTGATATGGCACAAGGAATGTTAATTAAAGGTGTTATGGGAGAAGTTGACGGAGTTAAAATTGTTAAAGTTCCAAGTACATACTTCCCAGCTTCACATGCTTTCATACTATGTCACCCATCAACAACTGTATTTGCTCAAAAATTAACAGACTATAAAGTAACTGTTAATCCAGTAGGAATAAACGGTACAGTAATAGAGGGTAGAGTAAGATATGATGCATTCGTATTAGCTACTA